AGAAGCATCGGTGTATGTAGCGTGTACTGTTGTTGAGCAGGTTATCGTATAATGATCAGCTGTTCCAGTTGTTACTACGTGACTAGGTTCAGATGTAAAATACTTACCTGAAGTAGCTGTTATAGTTTTTGTTACTACAGCAACTGGGTCTCCAACGCCATCATAAGTTCCTGTTACAGTATAACTATTTGTTCCACTTGATGATGTTGTATTTGTTTCAACTGTTGTAACGTTTGTTAGTCTAGTTTCTCCTTTATCCTGAGATAAAACTGCAGCTCCATCAATATCTATTGTTAAGGTTACATCATTTGTACCAGGGTTATAACTGTTAGTTAAATCACAAGTTACTAATACTGTATTATCTAACGCATAAGCGGTTGTACTATCACTTAATGTTATAGTGTCAATCCCTGTTGGAGGTGATTGTTTTGAAAAATCAGTAGCTTTAACAACATAACCAACATCTGGAGTAATAACTAAAACTTGACTAGCTGTAGTTCCTACTGCTTGATTTGAGGTTACGTCTACCGCTGTGGATGTTATAGTGCAATTAGTTAATGCCATTAGTCGTTATTTTCAATTATTGTTATAGTTACATCACTTGGTGTAGTATCTCCACTAGCTGCTTCTTTCATTTCTCCTATACCTTGTATATTAAACTCATCTGAATTTATATTTGCAAGAGTAGGTGAGGTTAAAGTATTACCTTGTATAAAACTAAACCATTTGTTTTCTTTATTTTTAAACTGATACACATTACCTTCTTCTAAATCAGTTACAACGCTACTAGCATACCAACCAGCTTTAGTAGCATTGTTAAAGTATTCACCATCAGTTAAATCTTGTATTACTTTACTTTGACTACCTTCATAATTTAATGTTCCAAAGCTTTTTATCGTGTCAGGTGCGTCAGAGAATATAAACTTAACAGATGAATTTACAGCACTACCACCATAAAAAGTATTTCTAACTTCATTATCATGGGAATACATTTCACCGTTTCTAAATGTATAATATAAGTTATTTAACGATATACCAGCTTCTGGAAGATAAGATTTTCTACTTGGCCAACCTTGTACTTCTTCTTTAAATGAAATAGTATCATCTAAACCTCTAACACTACTACTTTGTAATGATATATCATATAAACCTTTTTTATCATTAAAAGCTCCAATAGCTATATCTGTTTCTGCTAATTTATCTCTAAAGTAATCTAGCATACCATGTGCTGATATAGGTTCTAAACCATTTCTAGATAACCTTAATACAACACCTCTTGCTTTGTCTGTAAAATAAGATCTAAATCCATATGTTGCAAAACTTGTTGGATCTTTACTTATACCAAACTCACCAACATAAGGAACTGATTGTCCTAAAACAGCTGTATTAGATGTTACGTTTGCATTTCCATCAGCATTAAATAAAGCATCTTTGTTGGCTAATATATTTAAACATTTATCCTCACATAGAACAGTCATGTCTGAATCTCTTGCGTTTAGCTTCTGTATACTACCATAAGCAGGATTTTCATCTTTAGTTATATTCTCACCCATTATAAATTGATTTAATCTATTTATTCCTGATGAAGAATTAAATATTTGTGAAAATATTAATCCATTTGTTTTATGTTCTTCTTCATATTTTTCTGCTAACGTGCTAGATGCTTTAACACCTTTAGATATTGTCGGTGCGTTAAAATCATCTCGTATTCTATTTGATTCAACACCATTAGCAAAACTAATACAATTTGAATAAGGTAATTGTCTAGCAGCACCATGAGGATTACTAAGAGCATTATCTAACGCATAACCTTCAGTTGCTTCAAAAAATAAATTTAATTCAGGAGCTTCTTTTGGTTCTGTTTCCCAAATAGCTGGATTGTCAGATGTAAAACCATCGTTTTCTTCTTCATCGATAAATGTACTACCTAATTGTATTTCTGTTCTATATGATTGACCATTTCCAAAATTTTGTATACCACTTGTTTCAGGAGCTGAAGCATCATAAGTATCTTCAGGAGCCCATTCTAAAGGTCTATCTAATTTAATAGTCCAAAGAACAACCCTACTACTAGCAAAAGTAGCTGTTCTACCACTACCACCACTACTTCTTCCTTCATACATAGCTAAAGCACTTCTTCTATAACCTTTTATTCTATATATTCTGTTTTCATCAGGATCTGATGCGAATCTTATTATACCTTCTAATTGTTGTAATCCTTTTACAAAATCAGAGTGTTCAGGTTTTAATTCACTATTAGCACTAGCTTTACCAAACTTTTGCCAAAAATCAACCCAAGCTTCATCTTGACCATTCTCACTATTATTTGTTTTTTCTCCAAAACTATGATACCCTATTTCTATTATATCTGATCCTGTCTGAGCACCATAACCTTCAGCTTTATTTTTACCAGCATTTTCTGATCCTTGGTTTCTGTACATACCTATATCACCTTCACCACCTATATCTTTAAACCAATATGGTTTATGAGTTTTATATATAAACCAACCAGCAGCTTTACTATTCCAAGTATCTGTTCCGCTTATAAAATTTCCTTTTTCATGTTCTCTCCAAAACTTGTATGATTTTGGTTTACCTGTCCACGCATTACCACTATTATAATTTTGTATTGTTCTATCTATTTGACCAAATTGATTACTAGCTACTATTCTATAATCATCTTCATTATCAAAGTTTGTTATGTTTTGTTCTAATACAGCATCTCTATAAACTTTAGCAAAAAATCTACCTTGAAATTCAGGTAATAATTTTTTCTGTCTTTGACATATTTCAAATTTACAACCACTATCGTGATGTGTACCAGCCGCAACAGATCCTAACCAACCTGCATCTCCTTCGTCAAATTTATCTTCTATATCTACTTGCCAATATTTACCATTATGATCACCAGCATCACTAGCGTTTCCGTTAGTAAATGTAACAGCATCTTTATTGTCTGCCACATAAATTATATTAGCTATATTATACCATTTAGTTTGTCTTTTACCTCTAGTAATTCTACACATTAAATCGCTTAATTGATGTATCGATGCACTAGTTAAATTAGCATCGTCATCACTACCTGTTATACCTCCAAAAACACGACCCCATAAAAGCTTTGATATTCTTACTCTTGCTGTATTTGCTTCCGGATAACCACCTGTTAAAAACATTCTACCATTAGCGTCATGCTCGACAAAACCTTTTGAAACTTTTTTAATTGTTAAAAAGTCAGGTGCGTTATTTTCAATAGCAATAACCTTATATTTAGCAGGATCAGAAACAAATATATCACTATCGTGTCTTTTCTTTAATATTAAAAATGTTTCTTCATCTATTTTATTTCTTTCCGATGAAGGAAAAGCCAACCAAACATTACCGTCTTCAGCTTTATAATGTCTATCCATAGCTAAGTTATAGTATGGTTGAGATGTTTCTTTAATAAAAAATTTAAAATGAGTTGCCCATTGTGGAGGTTGATTTAAAACCCTAACTGATAATTTATTATATCTTCTTGCAGCAGCTTTATCTAACTGTATAGATCCACTAGGATCTGTTAACACAGGTGTTTCTCTACCATACTCATCTAAGTACACTATACCTACTTGATAAGTTCTAAGCGATTTTACAGATTTAGAAGGCTCACCCGGTGGTCCAACTATAGCTGGTGCAGTTACTTTAAATAAAGGAGTTATTTCACGATTATTTTCATCTACAACATTATATTGATGTTTATAGTTACCGTAAACTAATCTATTAGCAACCATTTCTTGAGCTTTTGCTACTTTTGGAACATTGTCCCATGGTCTAATCATTTGATTTGCTGGTAAAACTTTATGTATAACTTCAGATGTTATTTCTAAACTATTACTAGTCCACTCATCATCTTTGTTACCGTAGTAACCTTTTATACTTTTAACAGTATAAACATTTGTGTTTACATCATCTTTATATAATATATCTATTTCAACAACATCTTTAGGTTTATGAGCTGTTCTAAAATTAGATATTGTTAATTTTTTAAGTTCGTTTACCATACCTAAATTATAACCCTTTTTAGGTGCATAATCAAATTCTTGAGGTAAAAAAGCTACTTCTGTGAAGGGTCCAATAGCTGAGTATTGACCATCTTTGTATTTATATCTATATGCAAATCTAACAAATTTAAATTCAAAAAGTTTTTCATCTTCTATTAATTCTACTTTCCAGTCTTGAGCTCCAGCTAATATCTCTGTCGATATTGCATCAATATGAACATAAATTCTATTTTGAGTAGAATCAACATTATTTACTGTTAATATTATTTCTTCATCATCAGCATCGTTTAGTAATGTTAACTTTATTTTTTTACCGTCCCACTCTAATAAATCAATCGCAGGTGTGGTAAATGTTAAATAACCACTACCAGCGGTATAATTTCCCGTACTTAATGGAACAACTTCTGCGTCTACTGTATGTGTAAAGTTTGTTTGTAATAATGTAGTTTCGGTAGGACCATCTGTCAAGGTATTTGACATGGTTAATGTTGGAGGTTGTACTGGTGATTTTTTTATTACAGTTATATCTCTTTCTTCAAAATTATAAAGAGCATTGTTATGATCTCTCAACTGTGTATGTGTGCTAAAGTTACTACTACCAGCTTTAAATGTATCTATATTGATCATTTTAGGCTCATTAAGATTGTCAGTAAAACATAATAAGTTTTCTATTATATTTACACCGGTTATTCTATAAGCATAAGCTCTACTAAAATTTAAAATACCTTGTGTATCAACTAATACAGGTGTCACTGATCTTCTTAGTGGATCATATTCAGCTATTGCATCTACTGTATTTCCTTTTATAAACCAATATATTCTGTCTTTAGCAGAATCTTTTACAACTCCTATACATTCTGAACCTGATATACCTATTAAACCATTATAAGCTAATTGATTTCCTAATATGTTTTGTACAGTACCAATTTCACTACCCTCAGAACTAGCTACTTCAATATTCATTGCGTCTCTATACTCACCGTTAGGAACTAATCTTTCGTCAAGGTCTTTATTCATTTTACCATAACGAAAATCTTGTTTCAATTCAGCCATATTTTATTAATGTTTTATATGTTTCGACTTACCTCTCATTACCTGAGTTAGCTCTCCTATTTTCAAGTTAGATAATCTTAGTTTTGCGTTTCTTATAGCAGCAAACCTTTCTCTTTTATATCTTTGAACTAATGTTTCAGGTGTATCAAATTTTGTAGATAAGATAGCATGAGCTATCCATTTATACATGGCTTCTTCTGCGAATTTATGAACTATCATTTCAGCATCAGTACCAAGACTATCACTCACGTAATGTAATGTTATTGTTTTACCAGTCAAACTTGAACTAAAATGTATTTTACCTCTAGCGTTATCTATATAAAATAATCCGTTTACTTGTAAACTTTCTGGGTTACCACCGTATCTAGAACCTGTATCATTTTGATAATCATATAAATTTTCAGGAGATCCATTAACTGTTGTACCTTCTGATTTTGATCTGAAAGCAGTCCATGTTTCTGAGTCAAAAGATTCTAATACATCTCCATTACTATCATACATGTAAGTAAAATCATCTGCTTGTATAATACCTTTTGGATTACTAGTTTTACCTGTTGGGTATATAATATGCTCTAAACCTCCATTATCTATATAACTACATTTAATATAATTAACATAATCATGAGGTAAGGCCATTGTTAAACTTGGTGGTATATCTATTTCTTGTGATTTGCTAGATCTAAATACATCATAGCTTAATTCTTGTATTGCTCTTTGTGCATGAAAAGCTACATCAGCTCTTCTAACTTTATTAACTATTTTGTTTGGTCCAACATAACCAACCATAAAGTTGTTTATAATATCTTTAACAGTTATAAACTGATAGTTACCTAAATTTTCGTCAAAGTTAAACTGTTTAACTAGTACAATATCATCTAATGCTGGTTTACCAGACGTAAATGTTATAGTACCAATTGCTGGTGTACCAGCTGTAGCATAAGTATATGTTCCACTACTAACTTCTGTTCCGTTGACAAATACAGTAAATTGTTCTTCAGCTGTTGGTGCAGGATCAAAACTTAATACATATTTACCCTCATCACCATGACCAGAACCATTTGCCTGATTTGCTGTTGTTGTGAAACTCTGACTATTTTCGTAATATTGTTGTTGTGTTCCTGTAAATAGTGGCATATCTTATTATTGTTTTTCTTGTTGTAAATATTGAGCCTCTTCTGTACCAGCTAACTGATATAGTCCAGGATCTTTTATTAAAATACCAGCTAATTCTAATATTTTAATAACTAAATTCTTTTCATCAGATGGGTGTAATTCAAAATGAGTTGTTCTATCAGCATTGTATAAAGCTTTCTCATTAACTATTGTATATCCCCAAGATACCTTTGATGGGTGATCTATGTAATTACACACGACTCCTGTAGTGATTGTTGGAAAGACTTGTATTGTTCTTTCTAAAGGTATACCTGTTAATAGATCTGTTGTTGATCCAATTCTAAGTATATTAGATGTTCTAACATAGACAGGTCTGTCTATTGTTGGAGCTGTTAATGGAGAGTTTTGTATATGATGAAGTTGATTTTGATCAATCTTTTCTATTTCAACATATTGACCATTACATAAAGAGTATATTTCACCCATTCTATAATGATCTGGTAATTCCCATATACCAGCTTGATTAGCATTAGTTGTATATAAACAGCTAACTCTAAATTTTTCGAAAATATCAATTTTTTCGTTTATCAAATCTAGCATATCAGAATATGTACTATCATTACCTGTTTCTCCTTTTTCAAATTGATTCCAATCGTAAAAGTATTGTTCAAATATATTCATTTGTGCTTGGTTCGCCAATAAGTTAAACTCTTGAGGTGTTATATAACCTCTCTGTTCTTTATTAGCTATTGCTAACACTCTTTGATATACTGTATCGATATTAACTGCCATAGTTTTTTTATTTATAGTGTAGTCACCTCATAGAGATGACTACTCTATAAAGTGATTAATTATTTTAATCTTTTTTGTATTGATGTTAAAACCTCCATACCTTCATCAGTCTTAAACCAAGCGGCTAAAGCTGAATATGGATGTTCATCTAATGGTACTGTAAATAGTTTTCTACCATTACTTGCCCATTGAAACGTTCTGTTATCAGGTGAAATTTTTAGTATATTTGCTTCTACAGCTTTAATACCAATGTTTCTTAGCTCCACAGAATCATCTTGAGCTAATTCTAAGAACATATAAGGGTTTTTCTTAGCCATAAGCATTAGATCTCTTTTTATTGCATTAGAGGTCATATTATTTACGCTACTACCTATTTCAACTCTGAGTATTGCCTCAGCTTGATCTATGTCCATTTCTCTAGCAACTAATAAAGCTTCGATTTCCATTTCCATGTAACCTAAATCATTTGTTGCTTCTTTCACTTCATCACGTTCAACATATATAATGTCTTTCATTGGATGATATAGTGATAACATTTTTTGAAGATTTTGTCTTCTTTTTGGAACAACTAACGTTCCATTTCTAAAGGCTATATGCCCTAGAGTTGCAACTCCTTTTTGTTCTTCCACAAAAGGTGAACTTTGGTTAGTTGCGTATCGTAATTCTTTTTGTATTTTCTCATTATCATCAAACCATAATAAAGGTTTTCTTCTAGTGTGTCTACTTGGAATTACATAAACGACAGGTTTACTATCTGATTTTAAATGATAAATCCTATCTTTCATTTCCCACGTATCTGGGGTGCTTGTTTTTTTTGCCATGATATAATATAATTAAAAAAGTTATTAAAAATAAAGGTGTAGGGAGCCGAAGCTCCCTTTAACCTTTAATTAGTGTTGATTAGTCAGCATCACCGATTACTCCGTCACCAGACTTAAGCAAAATAAAGTTATTTGCTCCTTGAACACATAAACATCTCTCAGATAAGAAATGAACGTTCATTGCGTCTTCGTCAGAAGTATAGTTTCCACCAACTGAACCAGTGATCCAAGATTTCATTCTTCTGTCATCAGCTTCTGAAGCTCTATATCTGACATGTAAGAATGGTCTCTGGATGTTTTTACCAAGAATTTGGTCATAAACAGTAGATACTCCAGCTGGTACAAAAACTCCTTCAACATCTTTAACTAATCCTCTAGTAGTAGAGTCGTTAAGATATTTCCAGTCAGTTTTATAGAAGTCATAAGAACCTCTTCTGAAACCAGAGAAACCTAAATTTAATGCCATATCCTCAGAATTGTCAAATACACCATAAGATGTACCACCAGTTCCATAAGAATTTTGAGCAGCTAGCATGTTATCGATAGCTAATGAAACTCCTCTATTAAGGAATAACATATTTTCTTCGATAGCACCTTGCTTATCTAATTCTTGAAGAATTTTATCAAAATCAGCTAAACCATCAGCGGCATCTGAACCACCAAAATCAGCATCAGAATAAACTAATCCTCTTGATTCGATAGCAGCAAACATACCTTCTGAACCTTTAACAGTAAAACTGTTAGATCCAGCGCCAGGGTCTGCAGTAAATGAATGAGCAGCTTTTTCAGCTTCAATCATTACCATTTCTAACTGATCTTCAAATCTGATTCTTGCTTCATGCTCAGATTTTAGATACCACAAGTAACCAGATGTACCGATTTCTGTAGTAACTTCAACCCAACCAATTTGAGCAGTATCAGAACCGTTTACAGAATATTTGTCTCTAATGATAACTGGAGAATTCTTATAAAATTCGCTTTTAGCGTTTATAGAATTACCAACATCCTTAGATCCTTTTCCATATTCAGAACCGTAAACAAACAAGCTAATGCCTGTTGTTGCACCAGTATTATCCCAACCACCAGCAGCAGCATCCATTAACTGATCAGCCTTGTAAGGCACAGCAGTAATAGTAGTTGCAGAAGGTTTAGCTTGGACATAACACTTAGTAGTTTTACCACCTTTGCTAATTATTACAGTATCTCCAATATTTACATAATCTTGATTTGCAGAACTAGCGAAAGTGATTTTGTTCGTCGCAGCGTCAGAGTTCGCAGCAAGACTACAATCGTCAAATGCTACGTGAATTCTTCCCTGCTCAGCCCATACAACTTCATCAGAAGCCATTGGCATTTCAGCGCCAACCATACGTAAAAAACCGCTAATAGATCTGTTACCAAATCTTTCAACTTCTTTTTCGTATACTTCTGGTAAAAACTGTTTGGTGAAATTAAAATCATTACCGTCTATTGACAGGTAATTCCCAGCGAATAAACTTTTATCCGGTCTGGGAGTCAGGTGTGCAGTTGATGCACCGCCTGAAAATGTTCCTAAAGCCATTGTTTTTAATTTTTAAAAAGTTATTTACGTTTAATTTTAAATTTAAAGTCACTCGAAGAATCACCTGAAGGTACTGCTCTTACTTTAAAACCGCTAACATCTTGAACTTTTTCGTGTGTTTTACGAGGGTCCATATCAACGTTTTTAGCTTTTGCAACACTATCCTTGATAGCATCTGCTCGGCCTTGTTCGTAAAAGTGATTAGCAACCAAATCAGGGTTCATTGCTGTAAATAAAGATTTATGATAACCTTGTGCGTCTTCCATTTCATTATTCTTGTTCGTAAACTTACTAATAAAATTTCCAATATCACTTTGGTTTTTCTTTACTTTATCAACGTCCCTAACATTAAATCTATATTTTTTTTCTCCCACGTTATATTCAAAACCTTTGAATTTGTTTGAAAAGACATTATCTGTCTTTTTTATAAATATAGAAGACTGCTCTTCGCTTACCTTAGCATCTTCGTTGTAACGATTGAAAAAATCTACAGCTTTTTGTTGATCTTCCGTTAAGTTAGATCCAGCTTTGATTTCTTCGTAATATTTAGACTTTAACCCGTCTAAGTGGGCTCTAGCGTCTGCAACTTGCTCTTTTAACGCCAATTTTTTTCTTTTAACAAGTTTCTCATCTTCTTCTTCCTCTTCAGTCCATGAGTATTTATCTTCCATAATAAATTGAACTTCATCATCAGTTAAATGAGGTTTTGTTTGTTTGTAGTATTCCCTAAGTAAAGCTTTATCATCATGTTTAGTATAATCTTGATTAAGTCTTACATAGTCATCTAAACTACCACCAGTATCATTTATAAAGTCCACGACTTTTTGAATGTTTTCCGGTAAAGGTTCTCCAGTTTGTTGAGCTTGCTCTACAGCTTGTTCAACATCTTCTTTAACCTCTTCTACTTTTTCTTGAACTTCCTCTTCTGAAACTTCAACCTCTTCTAAAATAGGTTGTTCAGCTTTTTCTTCAACAACTTCCTCTTGTTTTTCAGGAGTTTTGAATTTATTGGCTTCGGTGTTATCCATTAAATCTTCTTTCTCTTCAACAACCTCTTCTGGTTTGTTAGAAAAATCTAATTTAAAATCACCAGCTTCGTTTTTAGGTGTTTCAGGTTTTTCAACCTTTTCAGGTGTTTCTTCTGTGACTTTCATGTCACCACCTTCTTTTTCTACTTCCGTAGATTCATTTTTAGTTTCGGTAGGTTGAACTTCTTCAACTACCTTTTCTTCATTTTTAGCCATAATATAATATTATATAATTAAACAATTATCTTGGATCAAACGAATTTAATCCAAAACCGCCACCCATTATATCGTTTCCACTGGATTCGAAGTTTTCTGGGGACTTATCTTTATTTCTTTGATCGATCATTTTAGACTGTTGAGTAGCTTGTATTCTAGTTCGTTCGTCTTTTCGATCCTCTTTCATCTTCTCTTTACCTGTGATGTTATCAAATTCCATACCTTTTAATATTTTATTTATTTGGAATTCATGATTCATCAAAGCTTTTTTATGTTCAACTTCTTTAGACATTCTCATTAACTCTATTTGAGCTTCTGTTTGTGCTAATTGAAGTTTTTGTTCTGTTAAAGCTGCATTTTTTTGAACTTCAGCTTGTGCTGCAACTTCTTGAGCTTGAGCGTTTGCTTCTGCTTGAGCTTGTATATTTCTTTCGTTATTAGCTTGATCTCTTTCTAATTTCTTCTTACGTCTTATTTTAAGAAGTTGATTAGCTAATTTAACGTTTTTAATTTCTCTAAGATCTATAGCATCCTCTAACTCAATGTTTTGTTGCGTTAATGCCATCTGAATGTTATTTTCTAACATTTGTTTTTCTTCATCATCAGGTGTTAATTCTAAGAATATACCAAAATCATACAAATGTAAATTTTCTAATTCACTTAAAGTAGCAACATTATGAGCGCCTATAGATTGTATAAAAGCATCTCTAGCAGGAGAGTATTCTATAATATCAGATACTCTTAATGATATTGCTTCAGATGTTTCAGCACTTAAGTATAAACCACCTTGTAATATATGTCTAGTAGCAGTGTTACTATTTGCAGCTGCTATTTTTTGTACACCAACTAAAGCATCTTTAGAAGGTGAGCTAGCGTCTTTAGCCTCATTTAATCCGGTCACGTCTCTTATCATCTGTAGATAATAATTATACGTTTGAATAAGTGATTGCATTTTTTGACCACCAGATCCACTTTGTATTTCTTGAATAGGTACTTTACCTGGATTCATATCACCATCAGATGTAAATGATCTACCTATAATACTACCTGTTTGGAAAAACATGTTTAATGCTTCTTGTGGATTATAGTTAGTACCATTACCAAGGTCTATTTCAGCTAAACCATCAGCATCTAAATAAATACCATCTGGTACTAATCTAGACATTACCTGTTGTAGTTTTAAATGAGTTAATTGAATCATATCAGCAAAACCTGTTATTCTGCTTACTAAAGATTCAATTCTACCTTTGTACATTCTTGGTGCACATATAGAGTAATTCATTTTTACCTTAGTATAATCACTTTTAGGTCTCATCATGTTTTTAGCTAACTGCCATTTTAACATTTTTTCAGTACCTAAAATCATAGCACCTTCATATAAAACCTCTATTGACCTTGATAATTTACCATACTTTCTTTCAAGCATTTCATCCATAGCTGGATTAAATTGATCATCTTTTACTAATATTTTGCTAGCTCCCGTCGCGGTATCTTTAACTTTATACACTTCGTTAGCATATGTTTTATAATTAAAATATAAAACTTGAACTTGATTTTTATCTTCTTGATTTGTTTCTGTTATACTTCTGTTATAATATCCAGAATTTTGAAAACCTTGTTTTTGTATATTTTCTAATTCTTCTGTTGATAAATCAGGAAATTGTTTTTTCAACTCGTTAACAGGTATACTTTTAACTTCACCTACATAATATATATCCTCAAAATAAGGCGAATCAGTATAAGAGTATACTAAATTTGCAGGATCAACGTAATCAATAGTAATTCCATTAGATTTACTAAAGTTAGTTTTTACAGCACCAATACCAAGAACAGTTAAATCATAATTAAATCTTCTTCTTGTTAAATCATAGTTGTTACCTTGCATTATAGTATTAATAGCTTGCTCTTCTGCTATTTCAATAGACTGCTTGTAACTTAACTGCATGTGTAATTCTAACTCCTCTATACTATCAGGTAACTCTTCTTTTTTAGTTTCTCTTAAATCTACACCAAAAGCTTGCTCAGCAAAATCAGTTAGATCTTTAGCTTCCATATCTCGTATTTTAGCTTCCATATACTGTGTTCTTTTAGAAACACCATATGGATCTTGAGAATATGCTTTGACATCAAATACTCTTTCTGATATACCATTTACTACTATATCTACAAATTTAGGTATAATAGGTACTGGTTTCCAGTCTAAGTTAAGATATGATAAATCACCGTTAATAGATAATTCATCTTTATATTTTTGTATACTTTGTTCACCACGTGCATATAGTCTAAGTTTATGGAATTCTGTTTGATTACCATAATATCTATTAGCACCAGAGTCGCGTTTAAACCACTCACTTTCAATTGCTTTAGCAACTTTTAATCCATAGTCTACTTGGATCTTCTCAACGTCGCTAGCAACTTGACTTGGGAAATAACTTTTAACAACTGACTCAGCCATATTAATTTATTAATTTTGAATGCATACCTTTTTGTTTATATTTAGCTATGCTTATGTTTAATTTTGTTCTTTCTTTTTCAGCATTAGGTCTATATAAATGTTTATTACAAGCCATTATTGCTAAACCCGAACTAATAGTAGCATCAAATTTTGTTCTATTATTAATATCAAATTTAGCCCAATCACCTAATGTGTTATTAAAATATATATTACCATGAGTACCATCTTGTTTTAATCCCACATGATCTTGTATATACATTTCTATCGCGGCAGCGTGTGCCTGCTTAATATCTTCACTAGAGTTTGGTATACCACCTATTTCTTTTTCAGCTACAGATAATTTATTCCAAACTTTATT